CTGATGGGTCTGTGATAGATTGGTTCATTAGTGAGAATGGGTCTGTAAGGTTACCAACGGATACACCAAGTCTTTGGAATGCTGATGCTACCTCAACCGCTTTATCGGGGTCTAAAACATTTTCAGCAAATTGGAATGTTTTACCCATATCAAACCTCATCATAGATGCTTGAGCCGCCATCTTCGTCAATCCTTTAACTCCATTTTCGAAATTAAATCTTGAGAGTTGGTCGGTGTTGTTCACAACATCTTTCATCACAGCTCTTGCATTAACACCAACATTTTGAACGTAAGCAATAGATTCTGTTAAATTTTCAGCTATTCTATTATATGCAAAACCAACCCTATCAAAATTATCAACGATATCTTTCACTGAAATATTCAATACCTTGGAAGCGGCAAATAGTTCCTCTACTTGGTCTTCTGTTGCAATTGTTTGGGTTCTTGTTCCCGCCGCGATTTCTTGTATTGTTTTCCTTATATCCTGATAACCACCCCCCAATTTAACAACACCTGGAGCAGCCGCATTTATTGCAGATGCCATTTCATCAAGTCTTTGTCTGCCTTGAAGGAAATTCTTATTAAGTTCTTCGGCTTCCAAACCCAATCTTTCGAATGGTTCTGCCAGTCCTTTAAGAAAATTCTCTAAACTATCTACAGTGTTTTTTACCTGTTTTAACTCATCTTGTACCGCGGAAAATTTGGCATAAGTTTGACTGGCCGCCTGTGCAGCTGCGTCATTTGCAGCATCTGTACTTCCTTGGAAAAACATTCGGTTTTTTCTTATAAATAGGTATCAATTAGTTTTTGGGTTGATTATTCTCAATCCACTTGTCTAAAAGATATTTACGCATGAATATTGGCATCGTTACAAAATCCGAATAAGTAACATTCAAAAGAGTACTCAGATAATAAAATTCGTCAAGTTGGTTTTTTCTATACTCAGAAGAAAGGGCGAAAAAATTCAACCCCAAAACTAACATTCACCGTTAGTCTTTCTCCTGATGGGGCTATTACAACTTTTCTCAAATCCAATCTTGGTTCGTTCTCCGCAATAAAGTTTCTGATGTATTTCGAGTCGGCGATTGGCATTGACTCAATAAATTTTGCAATTTCTCCTTTATCAGTATTACCATTCAATTCAACTATTTGTCGAGATAATGTCATTGTTATTTTGGGGGGTATTCTTCCTTGTGGATATGAATCTAATGCTTTCTGAATTTCTGCAGATTCTCCGTAGGTTAGTAGTTTCAATTTTACATTCGCTTCTGACCTTGGAAGTGTAGTTGTGAAAGTCCCGTCTTCATTTGGTTCTACTTTATATTGTCTTATATCTAATTCACTCAAATCGATTGAAGTATTGAAATTCTTCTTTGTCACGGGGTCTGTAAAACTCATTTGTAATTCAGGTCCGAACGAAGTGTTTCTCAAGAATATCAGAATAGCCTCCACGTCCCCATCAAGTAAATCTTCAATCTTCAAATCTGGTTCATAGATTTTGTTTCTTAATAAAGCCCCTGTAATATCATCGGTGTTACCCATCAAAATGTTTTCATCGGCAGCTGTGAGATAACCAACTTTGATTGATTGTTTTTTGTTTTTATAAAATTTACCTCTTGAAGGTAGTGGCACTACGTCATGGGGTAGTGTCATCAACTGTTGTCCGTATTCTCTTGCTTTATCTTCCATATAAAAAAAATAACCGTAAAGTTTATGTCTTTACGGTTAAATATAAAAAGTATTGATTTTTAATAAAGAGTATTAGTATACTAACACACATCTATCCATTCTCAAACTTGCTGTAATGTCAGCCAAGTTATCTGTGTTGTACGCTAATGAACCAAAGTTAACAGAAGTTAAGAATGTTCCATAGAGAATCCATTTTTCCACAACAACCCCTGTTGGGTCCAACATTTCGAGGTCAATGTCTTTTTTGTAACCCGCAGCATATCCCATACGTCCTGTCACAGATTCAGCGTGTAAACGAACCCACTCCATCAAAGCTTGAGCTGCAGATGGTCCAATTGGGTCTCTAAACTTCACTTGGATTTCATCCCACACAAATCTTCCCGCCACGTATGTAGAAGTATTAAGGAATTCAATTTCTTTTGATGCAATTTTGATTGATGGTCTAGCTGCAGACTCAACAAACCATTCATTTATACCCAATGAAGAGGGGAATCTCAAAATAAATCGATTCTGCCTTTTCGGTTCGTAGGGTATCGGCATTTTCATCAGTAAATCAGCCATATTATTAAGTTTTTGTTTTCAGTGTTTATATGATATAAATATAGGATACTATAAAATTTTTCTATTTACTTCGTGGAGTGAAAATGATACTCTTATTTCACTTCCTTTTTTTTGCCTCCAGCTGTTGAATATGTTTTTACATCTGGTTTATCTTTGAAAGCTTTCTTCATTACTTCTACATTTCTAATATCATCATCAGAAAATCCAATCATAGCTTTAGTAGGTACAAATTTGTTACCTAAATCCTTTTTTAGATATGCTTTCTTATTAAGTAAAGCGGCCATCCCCTTAATATAATCCACAAATTCTTGCATTGCGATAACCTTAGCTTCTTCAGGGTTTACCGCAGCTCCCTCATCACCAAATGTTACAGGGAAATATTTGTTCATAGCTAAATAAGACCTAATCAAGTCATCAGTTTCCATTTCCTCTTCTCCCACAAAAGACCTATACTTTCTGAGATTTTTGACCAATTGATTCTTGTCAATACCTCCGAAACCAGAAACGATGTAGTTGTAAATAGCCTCTTTTATTGTCTTTGGGTTGTGTCCACGGGCAGTTATGATGGAGAATATTGAACCATTATTGATAGCTTCTCTAAAGTCATCGAAAGCGGGTCCTAACTTCGCCCTCATAGAATCTGTAATAAACTTTTTGTCACCCTCAGTTCTGAAATTTCTGAAGGCATCGGAAGCAAAATCTACAATAGTTTTTCCTTTGTAATTAAAGTCCTCCTTTCCTACCATAGTTCTGTACTTCGCAAAATCTTCGGTTCCCATTCCCACTTCTTTACCTTTATCATCTAACAACATAATCTCTGTGGGCATGTGCACAATATTGTCGTCCCAATCGAATGCGTAGTATTTCAAATCAGGGGTTGATTCATCTGTAAAACCTTCACGAAATTCACTTTTCATATGATACTAAAAAAGGGGGGATTTCTCCCCCCGTTTGATTAGATATTTTCGAACGAAGCTCCAGTTGGTGTGATAAAGAATTCAATATCAATGAACTCGAGAGCTTTCGTTGGTTTAAGGTAAATTTTACCAGTTAATGTGTTTCTGTCCAAATCTTCAGGTGAAGATGATACTGTTACACGGAAGTCGTAAAGACCTCTGTCTCTTCTGATTCCATCAAGGATTGGGTTAACACTATCCAAGAATTGTTGTCTAACGATTTGGTCGTTCTGTTCGAAAAGAAGTCTAACAGCTACTGCTGAAATCAACTTACGAGCCTGTAACAACAATCTTCTAACATTCAATCTGTTAAGAGCTGTGTCAGCAACTTGAAGTGTTTTGTTACCCCAAATTACAGTTCCTACATCAGCAAATGTTGCAATTGGGTTAATTCTACCTTGATAAAGGGTGTCTCTATCTTCTTGTGTCAATTTCACACGAGCTTTGATTGAGTTTACCAAACCTCTTGTGTAACCCGCCGTAGCGAACCAAGGGAAGGAAATGTTATCTGTAAGAGCCAAGTTTCTACAAACCTCACCAGTTGCTGGTAGATAGATTTGTGTGTTGTTAACTGTATCTCTTGTCAAAATCCATGGATAGTAAGTTGATGTATAGTTTGAGTCAATACCAGTGTTATCAAGATTATCAACCGCTTCTTGTGGGTAGATAATAGCTAATTGGTCTGTTGAATCAGGTAAGAACATGTCGTAGTCAGGGGTAGTAACTATATAAACACTGTCCGCTCTTGCGAACTGTATCATATCGATAGCTTCCTCACAAAGATTCGAGTTATTAACGTAGTCGATACTTGCAGTAGCAAAAACGTTAATGTTTGTAGATTCAGGATTTTGATAAGTCAAAATACCAAGTAAGTATGCGTAGTAGTCAGTATTAGCGAAATCCTGTGTGTTGTTTTGGATTACTATTCTCTTGAACAACCCTTGACCTGTTGCGTTTGGATATCTTACCGAAGGAGCTGCTCCTGCTAAATAACCTGAAGCACCTAATTGGAAGTCATCAAGATTTGTTCTTGATTCTCTGTAGATATCCCAACCATCAAATCCACCTGCAAAACATACTGTGTATTTTCTTGCGTAGATAAAATAATATGGGTTTGTTTGAGAAGTCGGATTAGAAGTGAAAGAAGCTGTTCCACACTCAAACGCCGGTTGACCACTTGTAGTGAAAACGTTACCAATCGTAACAACAGTTGCACCAGAGTCCATATGGAATCCTTTAGTCAAACCATTCCAAGGAATTGATTCAGTTGTATCCGCCCAATCTATTTGTGGGTTTTGTTGACCCAAGTATTGTAAGAAAGAATCATCGATACCATAATAAGATGAGAACCCTAAATATGTTCTTCTGATGATGTCACCAGGAGCTGTAACAGAGTTAGGTCCACCTGCAGTAGTACCGAATGGAGGATTCCAAATAACTTCTTGTGGGAAGAAATATCTTGTTTTATAAACTATATAAGGAGCCTCGTTTGCTGTTGAGTTATAAACTCTTTGAGTGTATCCATTGAACCCACAAGGAAGAGCATCAATTGGTGCATTATCCGCCATTTCAATCATCACATATCTAGAAATCAAAGCGTACTCACCATCTGATGAACCTATTTTCTTAGCAACGAAGTTATTTGACTCTGGATTCATAACACAATTTGTGAATTTTTCAATTACAATTGGGTTAGCATCTGTATCAAAGAAATTTCTAACTAATACATCGAAAGTTAAGTTGTTGAAATCCAAATTAGCGATAGAAATTTTAACCTCTGTGTTAGCAGCATCTCCATCACTTATTGAAATAAATTTGAAAAGGTCATATACTTTATTACCTCTAAGTTCAGAAACTAGAAAAGGAGTTTTTGGAGACTGATATCTTTGCAATTTCCACGCAATTGAATTAGGTGCTGCTGTACCTGTTGTTGGTCTAGCACCTGGAAGAGCAATCAAATTACAATTTAGACCACGAACATAACTTAAGTTATAACCGTATGTTAAAGAACCAGGATAAATTTCCTCAACAAAAAGAGGAACCTCTGTTCTTGGTTTTCCGAAGTTGTCAACACCTAAAACCTTTGTAATATATTCAGATGATGTAGATTGAAGAGATGTTTCAAATTGGAAAGTTGCGTTATCTCTCGTAACACCAGACACCGCAAACAATGCAAATGGATTTTGTGTTACACCACTATACTGTCCTGTACAAATTAAGTCAACATCTGTAAGACCTGTAACTTGATAGATAGGTCCGTGAT